CATATTTGGTCAATGCAGAAAATGCGATCAAGTTAATGAAGGAAGGACACACAGAGCGTGCGATTGAGTCATTATTGCCAAGCTTTATCCGTAACGGATTTAAAGGCGCAAGGTACATGAATGAAGGCGCATTGACGCTAAAGGGTGATCCAGTTCAAGAAGATATAAGTGCATGGAATAGTATGATGCAGGTAGCAGGATTTGCCCCTGCCGAGTTATCTAGTATTTACGAAAAAACCTCTGCAGCAAAAGCAGCGGAGAATCAAATTAAACAACGCCGTACCGCTATCCTAACCGCATACGATATGGCACGTACATCTGGCGATGATGACTTGATGCAAGAAGTTAGAGAGCGTCAACAAAAATTTAACGAAGCGCATCCGACCGACAGAATAACTCAAGAGAGTTTAGAAAAATCTCATCGTGCACGGGTTGAGAATGAAAAGAATGTAATAAATGGCGTTACATTTAATAAACACTTAGTTAAAGAAATTAAACAGAATTACTTTAATGAGGAATAAAAAAAGCCCCCCAACTCATTAGTGTCATTGGGGGGCTAAATCTACTAAGGAGAGTAGAGTGCAGTTGGCATTGTATCTTCATTTCTCCAGACCCGCAAGCCATACACTTTATTCTCTATAACTTGTTTGCAGGTTATATTTAAGCCAAGCCGCCGCGCTTCCTTGCGTACATACCGTTCAACCGTCAATCTATCTATGCATGGTATGAAGAAGGAAGTGCCTGGCTTAAACTTATCCCACTCAATCAGTATCGTCAGATTCAGTACCGTCAGCATTTAAGATTACATTCTCGTTGAAGAAGTCCAGTTTGGTAGTATCAAAACACAGAGCATTTACTGGCGCTTGAGTATTGGCAATCGTTCCTGCAGTCATACGCTTTTTCTTAATCCCAAGCAAGCTCTTATTCTTGCGGTAGGGAGCAAGTGACTCGTCAAAGTTTGTAAAGGTCTTAGAGCAATCATCTCGGTATGACCGAACAACAACATAAAGCATCTTAGTATCAGGCTCGTACCGGATAGTCAGCGCACCTCGTGGTTCTCTCATCGGACCATGCTCAAGTCCAGTCCTATTATCCCTCGCGCCATTGATAACAAGAATCTCGTGGAAGTGACGTTGCAAGAACGCACCTAAGAACTCGTCATTATCGAACATGTATTCGCGGGTTCTGTTTCTTGTTTCGCCTATTAAGTTTATTGCGTAATTGAATACTGGCTTGATTGGGATATTATGCAGCCCCAGCGTCTTGGCTATTGTGCCTCCTGTTATAGCTAATGAAGCCATAAGCGCCCAGTACCTCTCGTTGTTTTTAATTCCTGCGCCCTGCTCAACTCGCAAATAAATCTCGTCCATCTTGGCTTTGATCATAGGCAACTGCCCAACCAAGCATTGTGAATAAGGTTCGATTGCGTGCCCATAGTTGTTCATCAGCCTACCAAAGTGTTGCCTAGCCCAAGTAGCATCATCATGCGGATCAGGTTTTATGTTGATCTCCAGAACACGCTTTAATTCACCATCAGGAAAGTTCTTTATAGAAAGCAATGCATCAGTTACGGATCGGTTGGATGAAGTTACCAAGCCAGTCTGCCACTTCGTGTTGTTAGCACGTTCTGCGTTCTCATGTTGCTTGTATCGGTTCTTAGCTCTACCAGAAGTTACGTCATAGACCTGTTGCGACATCACATCAGGAGCCATATTGGTAATCTCGTCCATCGTTACGGCAAAGTTTTGCATCACACCAAGCCTACCCATGCGTGAGTTGTATGTATCTTTTGGGGATAGCATTAGCTCTTTGGGTCTGCCGTAGATACTGTTGATACCTTGCAAAATAGTGGTTTTCCCTGATCCCGATTCCCGACTAAATAAGTTGAGCAAGAAGCCATCAAGGGGAGTAAGCTTCATAAGAAGCGTGCCAAATCCCATGAAGAAAGCAAAAGCTCTGTCCTCCATACCTTCTTTGCCGTACACATTGATAACATCTTTCCATACATGGAAGTCACCTTTGCTTTGGAATAACGGCACATGCGGTAATGTCGGAGATGATGGTGGACTATATACCGTCTCAGTTGCACGGATTTCTCTATCGCCAATTATGATGCCCGACTCGTCTTCTAACCAGCCAAATTGTTTATGCGCTTTTTCTGCTTTCGAATTCATTTGTAATTCCTCTACCCATTTTGTTACGTATAACATAAGTGAATCTTGTTTCTTTCCAAGTGCCGTTACCCCATGAGATGCAATAGTTGCAATGAATTTCTCTTTAGATAACACATGATGTAATGGCATGATGAAGTCACGCACGCCGTCTTTTGGTAAGTGAAGCCTAAGTAAAACTGTTTCGCCCAAGTCAGGATCTTGCATGCGCTTGACCACATAGAAGTCATATGGGTAAACTAAATCATCTTGCTCTTCATCATCCTTGGTTTTGTTGTGGATATAAATACCACCGTTCTTTCCTCTAAAAAATGGGTAAGGGTATTTAGGAATTACATATTCTTTAAGCTCTTTAGTTTCCGGTTGTAGCCCAACAACTTTGTTGTCTTCTTCAGTAGCTTCGATAATTTCTTTGCCAATCTGAATAGGGCTAGTAATCTTGAGCGTACATCCCTCGCAACCGCTTGGGTTTAATTTCTTAAATGTCTCGCATGTATATGGACCTTTAGTCTCATCAGCCTTTTTCTCTGTCTCGTACTTGGAATAGTCGGGGTGCTTGCTAGATATAACATGGATAGCTTTATCTCTATCTACACATTGTTGTGCAATACTAAGCCCTGCCCTCCACATCGGTTCTTCAAGCGTGGGTTGGTTGTCATAGATATAAGCTATCTGATTACACCCCGTACCTTGCACCGACTTGATAAGTATGGTCTTAAATCTAGATTGGCTATTACCCATGAGCGCAAGGGTCGCCGCATCCATAGGTCTACGATGTTCAGACTTAGCCAGATTCAGCAATATATCCGCACTTGGTACAAGAAGTTCTTGTATCTTAGTTAATGGTATGGGGGACCCAACCATCATAACTTCAACCAATATTGGATTCGTTGGGTCTTTGACATGGTAGCTCTCAGGTAGCCTAAGAACTCTAGCCGCTTCGCCAGTAACCGCAGGATCGACTTGGAAATTGTGTTCAACACAAAGCTCCTTCAGCCTTTCCGCATGTGGCTTCCAATCTAATTTTGCCATAGTTTCTTGGACTGCCCAATAAATATGAGCGCCCATACCTGACTTGACAACCGTTGGCTTTGGTAATTTAGTAGCCTTGCAAAAAGCGCGTAGTGCAGTCAACCCTTCTTCTAAATTTGTATACGGCTTATTAGGTCCACAATCTAAGTCAATATAAAAAGATCTTAAGGCAAAAGCCGCTTTAGCAGTCCGTCCTTCTTTTGGGTCGCCATACTTTGCCATAGCAAAGAATACATTGAATCCATCCTTACCAAGTGCATCACCTTCTCTAGAAATACCATCAAGGTCTTTTACAAATCTTTGTCTAACAACATCTTCATCGTTAACTACCTTAGTACCAAATACACAATAATGTTCATTTTCGTTTAGTGGTGGTAAAACCAGAGTTAAAAACTCTTTTCTTGTAATCATAACCGTCCTAGCGTCTCGTCTAAAGGGGGAAATGGGCAGGGATGAGACGGAGCATCCTTTTCGGTAGCTAACCTAGCCCCCCAAAAATGTTAAGCTAATTTAATAATTAACTTCTGCATTTTCTCTGCGTGTTTACCCGATACAACTGATTTACCTGAGAACCAAGAATAAATAGTTACCCGACTAACACCAAAGAATTCAGCTACATCTGTGACGGGAATATCCCGATCAATACAAATTTTGCCTAGTCTAACTCCAAGAAGACTTTGATTAGCCTTTTTGTTCGCATCTGCCATTTGAAGGGAGTAACCTACAGGCATTACTCATCATCCCATTCGTCAAGAATCTTGGAAAGATCTTTCTTAGGTGCGGGTTCTTCCTCTTTCTTGGCAACTCGTTTCTTGGGTTCTTCAGTCTCGACTTCAGCTTTCGGTTCTGCTTTTTTCTCTTCCTTGACTTCAGCCTTTTGAACTGGTGCTTCAAGTTTTGGTTTTGCACCGTCAGCTTCTGCAACAGTCATAGTAATTGCCTTGTGAGCAATCTCAGACTTACCTTGGTTAATTACAACTTGGTGGTCATTTGCATCTAGAACCTTAACAGGTTTGAATGTGAGTTTAGGTGTTGCGCTATCGGTATCAAAACGCATCTCAGTTACAACCGCAGTAATTGGTATACCTTTACTTCCAATCATTTTTGCGTATGTTTGGAGAGGCCATTTGCCGGGTTCCCCTGCACCAAAGATTGACGCACTTGGTAGTGTTAATTGGAATATGTCGCCCTGCAAATCATTGGCTAGTACAACCGCAATGCGTTGTTGGTAACGGCATGCACGGCTATCGCCTTGACCTGAACCTTTGACGTTTTGTTCGCAGTCCATGCACCGCTTGGCTTGTGGGATTGAAGCTTTTGCGTCAGGAAATTCGCCGTCAGCAGACCAGCAATCAGGTACAGTTGGTTCGCTACCTTCAGTAAAAGACTTCAAATAGAAAGTCCTTGAAATTTTAGGCGCAGCCGCAACTACAACTACGTTCATCGAACGGTCTTCATTCTTAGCAATTTCTTTGCCGTTGACCATCATGCGCCATACCCCGCCTTTAATCGAGATACGCTTCATGCTACTACCACCGCCACCCATTAGGGCTTTAGTGGTCTCGTCAATTTCCAACTCTTTAAGGTAAGAAGGTAAACCTATGTCAAGCACTGAAAGATCATTACTCATACTAGCTCCTATTTTTTGTAATTACAATGGTTTGTTTAACATCCGCATTTAGCCCTGGTGGATGTAAGTCAGGGTTTTCTTCTAAGAACTGTGCCATCACAGAATTACTTATACGTTGTTGGTACAAGTGAGGAATTTTATGTTCTAGGATGAACGTGTTAAATGCATCCCAATCACTTGTCCAATAATGTTTACTAATTCTTTTTGACACAGTACCGAATTGGGTACGAATTGTTGAAGCTCCTTGCTCTTTGCAAATCTCTAGCAGTTGTGCTTCAATCGTGTCAATTTGCTCTTTTAACTCCTTATCCTCTTTCTCTAACTCTCTTCGCCTGTCTCTTATTTTTATATAGACCTTGGCAAGTTTCTCTGCATTAGGTTCTTCACTCATTGCACTCTCCTTTATATAAGTCGATTAGTCTTGTATGTATGTCCACCTTTTCAGATAGCATCTTATAGATGCGCTTCTCGACCGGGCTTCCTTGTAGGTGAACGACTGTACAAGGATTGCGTTGCCCAGCCCTATGCACACGTGCATTAGCCTGTAAATATGTTTCTATAGAAGTAATTGGTCCCCACCAAACTACCACATTCGCCGCGTGTAAAGTGACTCCATGTGATGCCGCTTGTGGTTGTATGACTAGAACTTGTGGGTCTTTCTCAGCCTGAAATTTAGCAAAGATTTCCGTGCGTCTTGATGCAGGAACTGCACCATTAATAACTTCAGCCGTAATATTGTTCTTCTTTAATTCTTCCGCAATGATTTCAATAGCATGTCTAAACGGAGCAAACACAATAACTTTATGGCTTGCTTCCTCAATCACCTCAAGTAGCGCAGTCATTCTGTTCTTTGCATCAAACGCTACGATCTCACCATTATCGGAATAGACCGCACCACAAGACAGTTGTAATAACTTGTTTAAATTTGCCGCCGCATTTACTGTAGTAATTTGCTCGCCTGCGGCTATTGTCATCATATGTTTACGTATGGCTTCATAGAACTTAACCTGCTGTGGGGTTAAAGGCACATCCCTAGTTACATAAGTCATGTCGGGCAAATCAAGACAGTCTTCCTTGGTAAATCGGATCGCCGGTTGAAGTACCTCGTGCAATATTTTTTCTGAAGTTGGTTTGGGTATCCATTTGAACGTAGTAATTTTTTGCATCACCATGTCTCTGAACGCACCATAGAACCGTGGCACTCCTGACGGATTGATAATCTTAGCTAGTCCATAAGCATCGGTAGGTGACTGTGAAGCCGGTGTGCCTGTGAGCATCCATACCCACATGTCTGCGGATATAACTGAGTTAAGTGTCTTCCATCTTTTAGTTGTGACGTTTTTGTATGC